TAAGTTTGTTAAAGATAGTCAAAAGATTAATGACTATATTAACGATTATGCAAAAGGTATTATTTGGGACTACCAAGATTTGCTAAAAGTTTTGCACGACAAAAAGGAGGCATAATCCATGCAGTTGTTTAATGCAAAGTGCAAAAAACCGCATTGGTTTGTTTTAGAAGGCAAATTAATGCTAGAAACCGCCGAAGAAAAACATCAAGATTTAGCAAAGCAAGTAATAACGGTATTAGAAGCACAAATACGGCAAAAAATCTATGATGAAATAACGGCGTGGCAACCACTTAAAAACAGAGCGCAAATAATGAAAGTATCAGGCAGTATTGATAATGCGTTATTAGGCGTACAAGCAATTTGCGCCGATATTGTTTTGGGAAATAAAAATGGCTCTAATTGACCATTTTGAATTACTCACCAAACTTTTGCGCAGAATAGAAAATTTGCGCGATACGCAAAAGTTATTTAATGAACATATATCGTTACAGGGTATCTATAATGAAGGATACGCAGACGGAATAAATGACGCACTAAACGAAATAAGAAGGGAACTATGATAAACAATAAATGTAACAGATTAGATTGTAGATGCACACACACAGATGGGTGTGAACGCGGTTATATCTACACACCATATTTGGATAGGCAAGAAAAAAGAATAAGAGATGAAGTGAAAATCATTGAAAAATGGTACGATGGGGTGCGGTTTTGCCCAGTATGTGACCCAGAAAGAGCGCATATACAAACCACATCTACATCAAGCGAGGAGTTAGGGCAAAGACTAAGAAACCGCTCCCAATTCAAACACGCAGAAAACTACGAAACCCAAGAGGCGAGCAAAACTCGCACTCTCTAAGGAGTAGCAAAAATGCCACTTAAAATAAAAACAAAAATAATCACAGTAATAACACTATCTCTAGCCTTTGCGTTTCTGGCTCAGGCACACGCAGAAGCACCCCTTCAAGAGCCTAAAGTTGTTGAACTCTTAGATGCAGACGATTTTAAAGCATATGCTGGGCTTAAAATGATTGAATATGGTTGGGGTAAAGAAGAACTTAACTGCTTAAAACGCTTATGGGGTAAAGAAAGTGCATGGAACCATTTAGCAGATAATCCTCACAGTAGTGCATTTGGAATTGCTCAAATGTTAAAAGAGGACTCTAAAGACCCAATGGAACAAATTCGTAACGGATTGCGCTATATTGAGCATCGCTATGACAAACCTTGTAACGCGTGGAACTACTGGCAACGACATAACTGGTACTAGCACGCACTTTTTCGTTAAGGGTCGCCCTATTCCGCAGGGTTCTCTTAAATTTATTAACGGACACGCAATTCATGTTCGTGCACAAGACTTAGCATTGTGGCGTGCCGATATTGCAAACACCGCCAGAAGTGTAATACTTGAAAAAGCACAAGAAGGTGTTGAAGTTAATCTAACTTTTGTGTTAGCCAAACCAAAAACAGTTACACGCAAAGAACCGCATATAAGACCAGATATTGACAAACTGGTGCGTGCAGTTTTAGACGGATTAACAAATGTTGCTTATAAAGATGATGAGCAAGTTGTAAAATTAAGTGCCAGCAAAGAATATGGCGAAACGCAAGGTGTTTGGATAAGAATTACAGATAGGGCTAAGTTAAGCAACACTTTGTTCAATGCCAAAGTCGTCATTGAAGATGGCTTCAACGGATATTCCGACTAAACCGTCAGATATTTCAAGAAAGGCATCTAATGACGGATTGGAAATCTCTACGCGAGTTAATTTTGACACGGTGCAAAGGGTACTGCGAATTTTGTGGGTTAGCACTATCTGAAAACTTTGCTTTACATCATAGAAAATTGCGCTCGCGTGGCGGTAAAGACACGATAGATAATTTAGTCGCACTACATCATGAGTGCCATAACTTAGGCACTAATTCTGTTCATATGAACATAAAAAAGGCAACGGATACTGGACACATAGTACCGACACGCCAAAACCCATTTGAATATCCATTACATTTACCTAACGGTTCTACTGTTACACTAACGGTTGATGGCAGTTATGACTTTATAGAAAGGAAAGAAGGCTATGGCTGGTGAAGCAATAATTTCAGTTACAGGTAATCTCGGTGGAGATGCTGAACTTAGACAAACTCCGCAAGGTATATTTGTAACTTCATTTTCAATTGCTAATACTCCGCGAGTTAAGAAAAATAATGAGTGGACAGATGGTGAAACAATTTGGTTTAGATGTTATGTATGGGGCAAAGATGCCGCAAGTGCCGCCAATGAATTACATAAAGGCACTAAGGTATTTGTTTCTGGTCGTTTTAGTATAGAAACATTTGTAAGTAGAGAAAAAGAAGAAAGAAAAATCTATCAAATCAATGTGGATAGTTACGGTATTGTTCCGCGTAATGTTCCCGAACCTCAAATTGTTAAAAATGAAAGACCAATTGAGGACCCAATTGATGACCCTTGGAGTTAGAAAGGCACATAATGGAAAATAATGATGAACTTGTAGATAGCATTTTTGTATCTGAGTTTTTAAACATTACACCTAACAATTTGCGACAATTAGTTTTCAGAAAGGTACTTGTACCTACTGGTAAAGAAAAAAGACGCTCGTTGTTCAAACTAGAAGATGTTCAGCGAATGAAGGCTGTCCGCACTCCCTATGTCCCTTCGGAGTAGCGCACATAGAGAGAGGGTGCGATTCCGTCCCTTCGGCACCCTCTCTCACTATTATTTAGAAAGGCAGTAAATGGAACTCAAAACAGAAATTATCAACATTGATGATTTACAAGCAGACCCAAACAATGCACGAAAGCATAGCCAAAAGAATTTAGATGCTATTGCTAAATCGTTACAAACATTTGGACAACGCAAACCAGTAGTAATAACTAATGAAAATGTTGTTGTTGCTGGTAATGGAACTTTAGAAGCCGCCAAACAAATTGGTTGGAAAGGGTTAGCCGTTGTAAGAGTGCCTAGTGATTGGGACTCGGACACAATTAAGGCATACGCACTTGCTGATAACCGTTCTGCTGAACTGGCATCATGGGATACAGATATATTGCTTGGTCAATTACGAGAGTTAAAACTTGAAGATTGGAATGTTGGCGATTTTGGTTTTAAAGATTTTGATTTAAAAACCAGAGAAGAAATTGATACTGGCATGAAAGAGATTGCCGAGCGTTACGAAGTTGTAATTGAGTGTGAAGATGAAAATGAACAAACTGCACTACTACTGCGCTTATCGCAAGAAGGTTTGCGTGTAAGAGCAATAGTCATTTAATAGAGTTAGGCAAGATGCCTGACACCACTTAGGCGAACAATAAGTAACCTAAGTTGAGTGCTGGACAGAGCCCTCGCAGGTGAAAGTCTGCGAGGGTAATGTTCTTAGGTAAAGGAAAATATTGTTTAAGTAAAGGAAAGGCGTAATGAAAGAAATACTATGGCAATTGCAAATGTATGTACTTGACTTAGAAATGCAAAAATTCATATTGGAATGGTTAATTAAATTGGGGTTATTATGAGCACAATTAGGCTTCAAACTGAAATAAATCGCACGCCCAGAGTAATGCAACTAGAAGGTATCTTTGACTTGCAAGCCGCCAAAGTATCTGTTACTGAAATTCCTAACAATATTCCAGACTTAGGCACACGCGATTGGAATATAGGTTTAATTGTTGGACCTTCTGGCGCTGGTAAGACAACTATTGCCAGAGAAATGTTTAACCAAGAGTTAGCATCAACAGAAAAAATGTCATGGGGTGCTAATAACGCCGTTATTGACGACTTTCCAAAGCCGTTATCTATTAAAGATATTACTGAATTGCTATCTTCGGTAGGTTTTAGTAGCCCACCTGCATGGTTGCGCCCATATGAAAATCTTTCCAATGGGGAGAAGTTCCGTGTATCTATGGCAAGAGTGTTGGCAGAGAGTACAGATATAGCAGTTGTAGATGAATTTACTTCCGTTATTGACCGTACAGTTGCACAGATAGGTTCAGCGGCTATCGCTAAGACCGTGCGAGCGCGTAATCAAAAGTTTGTCGCAGTATCTTGCCATTACGATATTGAAGAATGGCTTCAACCCGATTGGATTTATCAACCCCATATCGGTCAATTTGTTTGGGGGTCGGTTCAACCCCGCCCACAAATCAATTGTGAAATCATTTGGGCGAAGTATGATGCGTGGGAACTCTTCCGCCGCCATCACTATCTAAGCGAGAGTTTGAATAAGTCTGCACAGATATATGTGGGACTTGTAAATGACCAGCCAGCAGTTATGACTGCAATTCTGCCTCTTATTAACGCTAATGTTCGTAACGCACGCCGAATAAGTAGAACTGTTGTTCTGCCAGACTATCAGGGCATAGGTATCGGCGGAAAATTTGTGAACGCCGTTTGTGCTGGACTAAAGGGTCAGGGGCTAGATACTTATACGACCACCTCTCACCCTGCACGCGTTAGGGCGTTGAATAAGAGTAAAGAGTGGGAGATGATAAGAGAACCGTCCAGAGTGGCGCAAAGAGGTAAAACATCTTCTATAACTGGCAGATTAGGACTATCGCGTAGCCGAATAACTACTGGGTTTAAATATGCTGGAAAACCTAACTTTGAAATCGCAAAGATACTTTGTCCAAGACCAGTTAGTTAATGCTATATTTGTAGTGGATAATGGGAGTGTAAAATGAAGATTGCGGCAACGCTTATAGGCATATTGTTAGGTACTGTGATTGTTTGGTGCATTATTGCGTACCCTGTAATGCTACTAATGGGATTGTTTTATCCAATGTCGTATGCGCAATCAGTTGCGGCAGTAGTAATGCTTTCAATTATTGCCAGTTTATTTAAAGTTACAAAATAATGCCTAAAAAAAGCAAAGTTAATCCAGATACTTTGGAGAAAGAAGCAAAGGTACTTGAACTAAGGCGTGGTGGGCTTACCTTTGACCTAATTGCACAACGGCTTGGTTACGCGAGCGCTAGTGGGGCACACAAGGCTTATATGAGTGCTTGTACACGCATTGTCTATGATGATGTAGTTGAAACGCGTAATGTGGAAATGGATAGATTAAATATTGCGCAGGCGGCAATATGGGGCGATGTTATTAACGGCACTACACCGCAAGACAGATTTCGCGGTGTAATGGCACTAATGAAGATAATGGAACGGCGTGCCAAACTACTTGGTTTGGATATGCCTACTAAGGCACAGATAGAGGTAAACCTGTATGACCGCGACACAATTGATGCAGAAGTACAGCGACTTGTCACTCTCCTTGCTGGCGAGCCGACAAGTGCGTTGGAAGCACCAGTTAGCGAGACCAGAACAGATACCAACTGACGATAAAACTTGGACAACTTGGTTATATCTAGCAGGTCGTGGTGCAGGTAAGACACGAACTGCGGCAGAATGGTTAGCGTTTCAGGCATCTAGCAACCCACGCACTAGATGGGCTATTGCCGCGCCGACATATTCAGATGTGCGTGATACTTGTGCAGAGGGACAATCGGGTATTGTTCAGATATTGCGCGAGTACGGCACATTAAAAGATTACAACCGCTCTATTGGAGAATTGTTTTTAACTAACGGCTCGCGCATCAAACTTTTTAGTGGTGAAGAACCAGACCGTTTCCGTGGACCACAATTTCATGGCGGTTGGTTTGATGAGTTGGCGGCATTTAAGTATCCAGATGCATGGGACCAGTATCAATTCGGTCTGCGATTAGGTGATTTCCCACAAACTATTGTTACAACTACGCCACGCCCGACAAAGTTAATTAAAGATTTAATTGCAAGAAAAGGTGTGCGAGTAGTACGCGGTTCTACATTTGATAATGCTAAGAACTTGGCGCCGTCTGCACTAATTGAATTAAAGGCACGATACGAAAACACCAGACTTGGACGGCAAGAGTTATATGGTGAAATTCTGGACAATGTAGAAGGTGCATTATGGACTAGAGAGATGATTGAAAGTGCAAGAGTTACAGAAGCACCGCCTTTGGTAAGAGTTGTAGTTGCCATTGACCCTGCCGTTACATCTAGTAGCACTAGCGATGAAACAGGTATTGTGTGCGCTGGCGTATCAAGTGCAGGTGAATATTACATACTTGATGATAAGTCTTTGCGTGCTAGTCCAGACCAATGGGCAAGACAAGCGGTAAATCTATATCACGAACATAAAGCCGATAAGATTGTTGCTGAAACAAATAACGGTGGCGATATGGTTATTATGCTATTAAAACAAGTAGATGCCAGTATTGCCACAAAGAAAGTAACTGCCACTAGAGGCAAGCAATTACGAGCAGAACCTATATCTAGTTTGTACGAACAAGGCAAAGTGCATCACATTGGTTACTTCCCCGAATTAGAAACCCAGATGTGCGAATGGACGCCGTTATCAAATGAGAGTCCAGATAGATTAGATGCGTTAGTGTGGGCATTAACAGAATTAAATAGCGGTGGAAGTAGTATGCTTGCGTTAGCAAATATGGCATTATTGTGTACTGTTTGTGGTATGCCATCACCTAAAACGGCAAGTATTTGCAATAAATGTGGCACCAATTTGAGAGGTTAAAGTAATGGGTTTAATTGACCGATTTGCCGAAAGAGTGGCAAAAGAGATTACTAAAGCACCTAATCTACCAGTAGGCGCAGTATCTATGACGGAACAACAAATGCGGCAGACAACTCCGCAAACAACAACATATGGAACAACAGTTGCACTTGAACGCAATCCAAATTATCCAAGCGTGCCTTTCGGTCCGGGCAATCCAATTGTGCCTGGTGCTATTAATCCACCAAGAGCAGATGGCAGACCAGACCCACGCAGATATGAATTTCAAGTTGCACAAAATATTAATATTACAGAAACACGCTTAACACCTTTTAAAACATTAAGAGCAGCGGCAGACCAAATTGATATCTTGCGTAGATGTATTGAAGTAACCAAAGCAAAGATACTTGGTTTAAATTGGGATATTGTTTTAGCAGAAGATAGTGCTGAAAAGATTATTAGCGAAATGGGTGCAACTTCTCATGTACGCGCTATGAGTATGGCACGCGATAAATACACAGATGAAATTAGCCGTATGCGCCAATTCTGGGAACAACCAGATAAAGCAAATGGTTTGCTTATGTACGATTGGTTAAATATTGCACTAGAAGAAATATTAGTGCTAGATGCTTGGGCAATATGGCCGCAAGCAACAGTTGGCGGAGAATTACACGGTTTACAAATTCTTGATGGTTCTACAATAAAGCCATTGATTGATGACCGTGGTATGCGACCAATGCCTCCTTATCCTTCCTATCAGCAAATCTTGTACGGTTTCCCACGCTCTGAGTTTGCGGCACCGACAGAAGAAGAACCTGCTGATGGCGAATTTACAAGTGATGAATTATCTTATTTAGTGCGCAATCGCCGTACAACTTCCGTTTATGGTTATTCACCAACTGAACGCGCATTACCACTTGCTGATATTTATTTGCGCAGACAACAATGGATACGCGCAGAATATACAGATGGCGTTACACCAGAGTTAATGATTAAAACAGATGCAAACTTTGGTAATAACCCTGACTTATTGCGTGCATATGAGAACATATTTAATAGCGATTTAGCAGGTCAAACAGAACAACGCAAGCGTGTTCGTCTATTGCCTATTGGTATGGAACCAGTGCAGTTTGATGGTTATGGTGAGAAGTTTAAAGATACTCTTGATGATTACTTAGTTAATAGCATTTGCGGACACTTTGGTGTTCAACCTGCTGAAATTGGCTTTAGCCCTAAAGGTGGTTTAGGCGGAGCAGGTTTTCAATTAGGTCAAGCAGAAAGTAGCGAAGTTATTGGCGCAATCCCATTAGCAACTTGGGTAGCGAAAATGATTAGCAATCTTTCTTATATTTATTTGGGTATGCCACGCGAACTTGAATTTAAGTTTATGGAAAGTGGTCGTCAAGATTTAGAAAGCGTTGCACGCACACGCGATATTGATATTAAATCTGGCAATCTAACCATTAACGAAAGTCGTTCAAGAGCAGGTATGCCACTTGTAGAAGCACCAGAAGCAGATATGCCAATTATCGTTACAGGTATGGGTGCATATTTTGTTACTAACGATGGACTTAAATCGTTTGACGATACTAGCACTTATATTTCAGATGATGGACTTCAAGTAGATGAGATTGACGCACCTTCGGAAGATGTACAAAATGCTATTGAAAATGTACAAACTGAAGAAGAAACAGATACTGAAAAGACCGTAGCAGAGTTACGACAATTCTTGCGGTTCTTAAAGAAATCGCCAGAGCGTAACTTTAGGTTCAAAAATGTACCAGTTGTATATGCAGAAGTGTTAAATAAATTCGTAGTTGAAAAAGATTACGATAGCGCACGCTGGTATGCTGAACGCTATTTAGCGTAGGTACAAAATGAATCGCCAATGGAAGAAACGCAATGGCGCAAAGATTAGATTAGCGGCACGCAGAGCCAAACTAATCCGAGATGCTATTAAACAAAGCATTAATGTTGAAAGTGTTATTGAACAATGGAACGCGCAAAACTTTCAAACAATGACACCCGAACAGGCACGCGATTGGGCAAGAACCAATATACGCCCAGATAACGAAGCATTAATGCGTGCCTTTAGAACTCTTTATGCAGAAAGTTATGTACTTGGTGAAGATATTGGCATGAGCGCAATCATGCGTGCCAAAGTAAATAAAGCACCAACACTTCAACAAATGCGTAACGCTTCTGGTATTAACTGGGATAAATGGAAGCCCGGAAACCGTGCGGCGGCACAATTAGTTAAACCGCCTAGAGGCTTAAGCAATTTGTTAGATAGAAGAAACATAACTATTCAAGGTTTAAATCAAACCAGTATTGACCGAATTGGCACCGCTTTGGCACGCATACTTGAACGCGGTGATACGCCTAGAGATGCAGATATAAGCGACATTATTGACGACCCGATTAGAGCATTAACTATTACTCAAACTGAAATGAGCCGAGCAGTTACAACGGCATCACGCGAATTGTATGAAGGTAGTGGCGTTGAACTGGTAGAATGGCTAGTAGCAGACCCTTGTGATTTATGCCAAGAGAACGCAGATGTATCACCTATCGGTATTGGTGACACATTCCCAAGCGGAGATACCGAACCACCTGCGCACCCTAACTGTGTTTGCGATATTGCTCCGTATGTTGTAGATACGCAAAACATTGGTGAAGATGCGTTAGCATATATTCTTGATAATGAATAACAAGGAGAAATAAATGGCATTACAACAAATAAATGCAGGAACACAAACAACGGCTACTTTATTACATACTATAAAAACTGGTTTACATCAATCTACTGCTATTCAAATTCATAACGGACATAGTGCAACAATTTATATTGGTAACTCAACAGTTGCAACATCAGGCGCAACTATTGGTCGTCCTATTGCTGCTAATGGTAATTTTCAAATATGGGCTAATTCTGGAGATGAAATCTGGGGAATTTCAGCAGCCGCATCAGCCGCAGGTGCAATAGTAATTAACTACTCAGCATAAAAAATGCCATATCACATCGGGGAAAAGGGTTCGTACGACTGCGCTGGTTATCCAGTAGTCAAAGATAGCGATAACTCCGTTGTTACCTGCCATAAAACACTACAAGATGCAAAAGACCATTTAACGGCATTGAATATTCATGTTGTAAGTCAAGAAAAAAGTGCTGATGGGTTTTCACCACCGCAAGGTGCACGCAATAATGCTAAACGCGGTTTGGAATTACGCAGAGAGTTTGGGCGTGGCGGAACTGCAGTAGGTGTTGCGCGTGCAAGAGATATATCAAATGGTAAATCATTACCGTTAGAAACTATCAATCGTATGGTAAGTTATTTCGCTAGGCACGAGGTTGATAAAAAAGGAGAAAACTGGGGTAATGCATCTAACCCATCAAGAGGTTATATTGCTTGGCTCTTATGGGGTGGCGATGCAGGAAAAACTTGGGCTGACTCAATAGCCGAACGAGAAAAGAAAAAGGATAAATCAATGACCACAGATTTTACACACTCATATGCCGCAATTATTAAACAAGAAAAGCAAGAAGATGGCACTCTACTTGTTTATGGTAAAGCAACTGATGACTCAATAGATATTGACCAACAGATTTGCGATGCTGGTTGGTTAGATACTGCTATGCCACAATGGTTTAAAACAGGTGGAAATATCAGAGAACAACATAGCAATATTGCCGCAGGAGTTGCTAAAGAATTAGATAGCAAACCAGATGGACATTATATTTCTGCTCTTGTCGTGGACCCAGTTAGTGTTAAGAAAGTTGAAACTGGCGTACTAAAAGGTTTCAGCATTGGTATTCGTGCGCCTCGTATTGTACGCGACCAGAAAGCCGCAAATGGCAGAATTATTGACGGACAAATTGTAGAGATTTCTCTAGTTGATAGACCAGCCAATCCAAATGCAAAACTAACACTTGCTAAATCAGATAACGCTGGAACTTTGGAACAAGTTGAAGAATTTATTGAAAAGGCAGAACCAGATTATGAGAACATTAATCGTGGCGGTAAAGGTTCTGAACCTTCCGATACTGAACTTTACAATCGCGTAAAAAGAGAAGCGAAAGAAAAGTTTGATGTTTATCCTTCCGCAGTTGCTAATGCTTGGGTTACAAATGAGTACAAAAAGCGTGGTGGCGGATATAAAAAAGAAGATAAAAACACAGCAACTCAGACCGTAAAAGGAGAAAAAATGGAACACGAAGAAGAAGATAAAGCGGTTTCTGAGAAGCCGTCTAATGAAGAAATGCTAAAAATGTACGAAGAAGCAAAATCTGCGTATATGGACGCCAAAATGGCACTTGATGAATGTAAGTCAATGTGCAAAGAGGCTGGTCTTGAAATTGAAGATGAAGAAAAAGCAGAATATGGTGAAAGTGCTGAGGAAGAAACTGAAGAAGGTTCTAAACCAGAAGCCGCCGAAGAAGAAGTTGAAGAAGCAGAAGGCAAAAAGCCTTTAGACAAAGCAGAAAAATGTTTAGAGTGCGGTTGTGACCAACCAAGCAATACACACGGTCGCAAAGATGTATCAACTGCAACTATGGTTTCACCTACTGAAACACCAAAGTCATTAGACACAATTATTCCACGCATTGATGTAGATGGAAATGATATTGCTGATGACGGAACAGAAGAAGATTCCTCAGATGATGAGGATTTGTCAAAAAAGACAATTACTGCAATCATTGAGAAAGCCGTAAAGAGTGCAAAAGACGCTATAACTACAGAGGTTCTTTCCTATCAAGAGGAAATTAACAAGTTAAATGCAGAATTAGCAACGGCTAAAACAAAAGCAGTATCAGGCGGACCAAAGCGTGCGGCAATTAAGGTAGATGTTCAACAAATGTCTGAATTTCTTTCTAAAGCAGCCGAATATCGCGCAAAGTCAGCAGTAACCGCAGACAAAGATTTGGCACGCGGTTACCGTGAATTGGCATCAGATTTTGAAGCCAAAGCCGCAGTATTAAAGCCAAGCAACTAATCAAACAAACTCTTTACGAAAGGAAACAAATGGCTCTCACAGCCCCAAAGGCTGCTGATTTGTTCGGCGATGTTACATCTGCAAAAGATGCCGCAGTACGCATGGACGAGTTTTCAGCAGAACTTTCAAAGTCTGTCGGTAATTCCGTAACAGACCCATCAGCAATTATGGCTATTAAGAGTGGCGCATCAACATTTGCACAAGCATCTGGAAATGCAGTAGCAACTCTTGAAGCACTTGCTTCAAACAAATCACTAAGCCCAGAAGCAGTTGGTTCACTTAACAACGCTCTTGCTTCACAACGCTTAGCAATGCAAGATATTCAGAAAGACATCACACTCACAAGCCCACTTAGCACATCATTTGCGGCTTTTGACCTTGAAGCACCTTCTAAGTTGCTTACACCACGCCCAACACCTCTTCGCAATAAAATTGCTCGTAAGAAGGGCGTCGGTACTTCACACCGTGTAAAGCGCATTACTGGTTACACAGGTACAGGTACAGGTGGACAAGGACAGATTTGGCCTGGTATCACAGAAAGCACTACAACTACATTTGGCGCAATCAACTACGAACGCGGTCCAAAGATTTCTTACACTGCTGATGACCTAGTGTTGCCTTACAACTCTTACTCACTATCTGACTCAGTATCATTTGATGCTAACTTCTCAGGTATGGGTTATCAGGACCTTCGCCAACTTTCTTCAACATCTACACTTTACGCAACAATGTTGATGGAAGAACGCATGATGCTTATGGCACGCGGAACTGCATCAGGATACTCTGGCGCACTTGCTCAGGTAACTAGCGTAGTAACTGCTTCTCCAGTTGCAGCAACAGGTCAAACTGCTCTTGCCTCAGGAACTTATTATGTTGCAGTAACCGCAGACGCAGGTATTTCTTCATCAGGTTTTGGTGAATCTATTGCTTCTGCAATCGGTTCTGAAACAGTTGTTACTGGTGATGTTCTTGAAATTACATTCCCAGCAGTTACAGGCGCACTTGGTTACAACATTTATGTTGGAACTACAACTGGTCTTGCTAACTTGAAGTATCAGGGAACAGTTAAGGGTGCATTAAAGGCAGTTATCAATGGTGCAAGTGCAACCTCACTATTGGCTAACAACTTTGCGTTCTCAACAACTGGAGCCGCCGCATCACGCGCAACTGCAGATACTTCTGCTTATGCAACTGGTTATGACGGAATTCTTCCAACAGTTCTTGGTCCAAATAGCGGAAAGAACAACTCAATTAACTCAACATTCTCAACATCAAATCCTGGTGTTGAATATCAGAATGTATTTTCTTCACTTTACGATTCAGTAAAGGCTGACCCAGACGAGATTTTCCTTAACGGTTCAGACCGTAAGCAACTCTCAGATGCAATTAAGAACGGTTCAACTGCAAACTACCGTCTAAATCTCTCACAGAATGAAGTTGGAGATTATGTTGGTGGCGCAGTTATTGGTGGACTACACAACGAAATCACAGGCAAGTTGGTACCACTTACTGTTCACCCATGGTTGCCACAAGGCGTAAGCCCTGTGCTTTCATACACACTTCCAATTCCAGACACAGAGGTTTCCGATGTATGGGCAAACTTTATGGTTCAGGATTACATGGGCATTCAATGGCCAGTAACTCAGTTCGCATACGAGTTCTCAACATACTTCCGTGGAACATTCTTCTGCACTGCTCCAGCATGGAACGGCGCAGTATCAGGAATCATTCCTGCGTAGTAATTAACAGAAAGGGGGTGCGGTGTAAAAGCCGCACTCCCTATCTTTAGGGGGGAAATAAATGGCAAGACTAATAGCATCAGATAAAGGGTTACGCGGAGTTGATGTAGGCACAAAAAATGGTCAGAAAATAAAATTAAATCCAAATAAACAAGGCGTATATGAAGTTAATAATCCTAAACTTGCTAACCAATTAAAAAAAGAAGGCTTTTTTGAAGCGTCGCTAATGGGACCAACAACAAATAATCAAAATGTTGGCTATAATTGTGCGCAGTGCGGTTTCGGAAGTTGGTTCCGTAAGTGTTCTCGGTGTGGACACGAAACTTTGGCGCATAGAGATGGTGAAACATAATGGCAGTTGGAATTACAAGTAACACTTTTAGCGAAACGCCTTATATCACAGTTGCAGAATATAAAAATGCACCTACATCTATTGACTATGACAATCTTGTTGTAGGCGGAAACGCACAAGCGCAAGATGCAGAATTATCTAATGTTATTCGCCGTGCATCTTCATTTATGGACGAGTATTTTAATGCCAATTTAAATGCAACTCAGTATGTAGAAACTCAACGCACACGATTTACCACAGAAGGCTATTTAGCAATACACCCAAACAACACACCTATTATTTCTTTATCAAATTTACAATATGGCACAAACCCTAATAATTTAATTACGCTACCAGATTGCAGTAACGCTTGGTTTGAAGAACAACAAATGATTGTTCCGTTATCAAATATTGCAGTTAGTTATTCTTCACAAGGACCTTTGGCATTTGGCGGATATGGAATCCCACGCCAACAGGTTTATACTAAATACACATATATTGCTGGTTATGTAAATAATCCTATTGCTACTGCAACTGCCGCCGCCACAAGTCTTACTGTACGAGATGCAACTGGAATTTTGGCAGGACAAACACTTCGTATTTATGATGGCGCTAGTACAGAAAATGTGACAGTTGCCAGCACTTACACATATGGTTCTACAACCGTCCCACTAACCTCTGCGCTTGCTTTTACGCACGCATCTGGCATCACTTTGGGCAATATTCCAAACTCTATTAAACAAGCCTGTATTTTGATTACAACTGCCTTTTTGCGAGTACGCGGTGATAGTTCAATGACTATGAGCGTTACAACTTTCCCACAAGCAAATATTGATGGAGCAAATCGTTACGGTGGAGAAATCAAACTTGCTCTTGATATTGTGGACAAGTACCGCAGGATACGCTAATGGCAGGTCGCACAGGGGTACGAAGTACGCTTCATACATTTTTAAGCGTACCTGCTATACAAAATGTAAATCAGGTACTTACATCTTTTCCTAAGCGTATTAACTTTCAAGAAGGTAGTACCGCAGGTCAATTAAGCCGTGCGGCAATAGTTATTTTTATTCAATCAGAAACAGAAACACGCTTGGCAATAGGCGGTGCCACTAATGGTTGGAAGCGTGTAGATTATGGCGTTGTAATACAAATTTATCATCACTCTTTGCAACGCGATAGTAGAGATGCGATGGCAGATTTTGATACAATGGTTGACGCTATTAAGACAAGATTACGGTCTGACCATAGATTTGGTGATACAACTGGCACTTTAGTGTGGCAGGGAGCAGAACCTATAATCAATGCGTCTTATGGCGAACCAGCAACAACTAATGAAGGAGCAACGGAAACTTACGCTGAACTTCAGTTTGATGTTACCGAGATGATACAAGCATAGGAGAAACATGAAATACAAATACATAGGAACAGATGAGCGCGTGTTCCCTTCGCTTGGAGTTGTTGTCAATTCTGGCGATGAATTTGATGCGCCCGACAACTTTTCTGCACCAGATTGTGTTCCATCTAGTGGAGTAAAAGCATTTCCAAAACCAACAACACCATCAACCGAGACAAAAAAGCAGGAGAGTGAATAATGGCCGTACAAGCCTCCGTCCGTTCCTATGTGGGTATAGCCAAAGAAACCACTAAGGGAACCGCAGTAGCACCAACAGATTTTATACCTGTTGCAAAAGACAGTTTGGCACCAGTAGATATTGTGGACCCTTTATACGATACAGGGCTTCGCGGTTCTAATGTTGTTAATTACAACTACATTCCTGGTCGTAAGCGTTCAACATTTGATTTTGGTGGCGCAGTATTTGCTGATGCCATTGGTTACCCATTAGCAGGACTTATGGGTGCTTGTGCTACAACTGGCGCATCTGCTCCATTTACGCACACAATTTCTTTGTTAAACAGTCTTACATCAAATGTTGATGTTCAACCAATTTCTTACACTATGACCGATTTTTATGCGGTTGCAGTACGCCGTTTTCCGGGCTGCCAATTTAGCGATTTTACATTAAAGTTTAACGCTGATGGTATGTTGGAATACGATACAAAGACAACAGGTTGGTCATCAAGCACAACAACAGACCCAACACCAACATTTAGCACAGTATTACCTACACCAGTTTGGCAAGGAACAGTTTCTATCGGCGGTTCAGCAGTATCTACCGCAATGGAAGGTTCTATTGAAATGAAGCGTGCCGTAACACCTATTTATGGCATCTCACAAACACAAGACCCATATCAAGTATTTCTTGGCGGTCTTGAAGTAACTGGCACAATTAAGTTTGTAATGGAAACTGATGCAGAATTAACACGCTTCTTAACAAATACACAACCAGCCATTGTTCTTAACTGGGCTTATGGTACTGGCGCAACTGCTGTACAAATTCAAGCAACTCTTACTAAGGGTGCTTATACTGCGGCAACAATTAGCCGTGGTGATGATTTTGTATCAGTAACTATCAACTTAAACGCTCAATCTAATACAACTGACGATGGAGCATCTGGTGGTTTCGCACCTATTAAGTGGGTACTACAAAATGCAAAGGCTTCTGGAACTTAC